CGAGCAATAGACTTGTTAGCGCGGAGCTTTGCAACAGCCTTGCGGATGTTAGCTGATGAGATTGTTGCAGCTGCTGTGATAGTAGCTGTAGATGTAGCAGTTGCACCTGAGTAGATTACGTTGCTTCCACCGCGAAGTGTAGTCATTGCAACCTGGTCGATAGAATCAGCAAGGTTGAATGCAATGATGTTAGCGATAGCTGGGTCAACATCAGCAAGTGAGAACAATTCAAGTGCGCGAGTTACGAGAACAGAGTTTCCGTACTCAGCAAGTGTGATTGTCACAGTTGTTGGTGTTGACATTGCTACTGCATCTGGGTCAGCATCTTCTGTGAGTGCTGTTGTTGCAGCTGCGAGGTCAACGTAGCGCTGAAGCACTACTGTTGAACCTGGGATTGACTGGTTGGTAGGTGTCTTGTCAGCAACTGAGCGAATAAGTGGTTCGGAACGAAGCGCGAACTCAAGAAGTCGGTCATATGCCTTCTGGACTAAACCAGCAGAACCCATTGTTCCGCCGAGTGACGACGAACCTGTGGTTGTATATGCGTTTGCCATTTAAGGTATTTTCCTTTTGTAGTTAGAAACTATGATTAGTTGTTTAGCGTCCGAGAATGCGATAGATGTCTTCCGCGCTTTGTGCTTGGTCGAGTCTCATCTCAATATCTTCTGCTCGGTCAGGTGTTACTGCACCTTGAGTGAGGACATCCTGTTGGCGCATAGCCGCTAGGTCACCCTCATTAATCTGCGGTGCATCCTGAGCCTTTGTAATCCCGAACAAATCTCCGTTATCGTCGAGCCAACCATTGATTGTCTCTTCGTTAACTTCGTCTAGGTCCTTGAGGATTAGTCGTGCTGCTTTAGGATTTACACCCTTTTGTTCTAGGACTTTTGCGACTGAGGATTCTTTATCCTTCTTAAGGTATCCCTCAAGTTTGTCTTCCAGTTCCTTGATACGCTTCTCGTCTCCACGCTTGGCCTTACGCAATTTCTTGAGTAAGTCAGTGCCTTCTGTGGCAGTGTCGATTGTTGTATCTTCGTCGTCTTCGTCGTCCCAGTAGACGACACTCAGAAGGCTGCGATGATTGCAGCAAACATTGGAATTACAGAAGCAAACTTCACAGCACAGTAGGGGACATTATGAAATGCAGCCATCTTAGCCGAGTCAAAGAGTGGGGCTTTAATCCACAGCACGACTTTATTGTAACTCTCTACGACTGTGTTCTGTGTGGTGAAGAATCACCAGTTCCATTCAGAGATGAAGAGAAGTTAGATATCGACCACACTCAGTGTGACGAAGATTGCTTTGGCTGCAAGGCCAAGGGACTACAACTCAATACTGGAGATGCCAAGCGTGACATTCCAGACAAGAAGTGGACTAGCGAACTGAAGGCTTACAAGGACGCTAGAGCACAAGGTATCCAGCCAGCAGGTACAACTCGTGCCCACGTTGAGCAGGCATACACAGCGTCTGAGACATTAGGTAAAGCGTATGACGCTGACACTATGCCAAAGGCGAAAGACATCACAACCAAAGCGGTTGAGGTTATGAAAGAGATAGGACAAATCTAATGTCAGTTAAAGGCGAGAAGTACAAATCAAAAAAGGCTATGATGAAGCACGAGAAGAAAGAATCTCCTGCTATGCGTATGAAAGAATACGGCAAGAAGACTGTTAAAAAAGGTGCAATGAAAAAAATAGGTAAGAAGAAGTAATATGCCTACTCCTAAAATGACACCTAAGCCTAAAACATTAACAGGCGAAGCAGCAATGAAAGAATATCAAAAACAGATATCCCCTCAAGGTATTGCTTCAGCCAATGCCGCTGCTAAGAAGGCGCTTGAGAATAGGTATCCAGGAATGTTTATACCAGAAACTCGTACAACTCCAGGCGTAAAGAGGAAATAATAATGAAAAAAGCCCATCCAGGATTTAAAAAAGTAGCAGCAGGTATTGCTAAGAAGCAAGGTATCTCAATGGAACGTGCTTCTGCAATTGTTGCAGCAGGTGCTCGCAAAGCATCTAAGAAGGCTATTAAGGCTAATCCACGTCTAAAGAAGGTATCAGGCGTAGTTAAGAAAAAGTCTAAGTAATGTCATCGGGTCAACGCAAGCGTCACGACGGATTCAATAAATCAATTATACGGGACGGTATGGTTGTTATTCTCCGAAAAGATGGGCGTGAAAAAGAACGCCTTGACCCAAAGACTAAAGAACAAATAAAGGGGAGCAAATGAAGAAAGCATTTTGGGATAAGAAGAACCCTAAAAAAACTTCTAAGAAATTAACACCAGCACAAAAGACTGCTGCTAAGGCTAGAGCCAAAAAGGCTGGTAGACCTTATCCTAATTTAGTAGATAATGCGGCGGTTGCAAGGGGCAAGAAGTGACAGCAGCCTGGACACGTAAAGAAGGCAAAAACCCTAAGGGTGGCTTAAATGCGAAGGGCAGAGCATCCTACAAGGGTGGAACCCTCAAGGCACCCGTAAAGAGCGGCGATAACCCCCGTAGAGCCTCATTTTTGGCACGTATGGGCGGTATGCCAGGACCTGAACGTAAGCCTAATGGAGAACCAACAAGATTACTTTTATCCCTACAAGCCTGGGGTGCTAGTTCAAAGGCTGATGCTAAACGTAAAGCCAAGGCAATATCTGCCAGAAATAAAAAAACTAAGTAGAAGGAACAATAATGCCAAAAGTAACAATTACAAAACCAAAGCGCAAGGCTGCAAAAGACCACTCAAAGGTTGCACCTATTCATAAGCCAAAGTCAAAGCCAAAACCAGCAAAGGCAAATGTTCAAAAGCCAGGAGTTGGTGGCTATTCTTATTCAAAGAATATTACTCCAAAGCAAGATAAGGCATATAACTCAAAAAAGATGTAAGTAAAGAAAGTAGGGGACAATGAGTAAAAAAGATTCTGTTGCATTAGTATGGTGTGATAATGGAATGGTAGATGGCAAGTTTATGCAAGGCGTAACAGATGTAATGTTAAAATCTGGCATAGAGTTTGCCACAACATTAAGAAGTCAAGGCAATCAAATTGCTAGACAAAGACAGACAAGCATTGATTACTGGTATGACAAAACTCCACACGAGTGGTTACTATGGATAGATTCAGATGTAGTAATCAGTCCAGAAAAATTCAAGTTACTATGGGATAATAAAGATGCTGAGAAGCGTCCATTAATTACTGGAGTATACTTTACTACAGATACACCAGAAGAGCCTTTAATGGCTCCACTACCTACAGTATTTAGTTTTACTAATAAGGGTGATGGAAGTTTTGGTTTAAGCAGAATACATCCACTACCAGAAAATCAGTTAATAAAGGTAGATGCAGCAGGTATGGGATTTATCCTAATGCATCGTAGTATAGTTCCAAAACTTCGTGAGATAGCACCAGATGGTCAGTTATTTATGGAAATGGGACGGGGAACTAAATTTATAGGTGAAGATATATTCTTCTTTGCCCTATGTGATAAGGCTGAAATTCCACTATATTGCCATACTGGAGCAACTGTTCCACATATGAAACGGTTCTCATTTGATGAGCATTACTATCGAGCATTCTTTGGTAAGCCTAAAGAAGAACCTAAATCAAAACTTATTACCTCTAATAAAAAAATCATTACACCTAGATAGGATAAACAATGCCAACAGGTACCGCAGGTAGCACTCTATGTGCTGAACTAAATCGCCTAGCCAATGGTGGTAACTACCCATTAAGAACAGCATTTAAAGATGAACAAGGTGCTGCTAACGCTTGGGCTAGTACATCAGGACTTGGAATAATTGCAGCCTTAAACATTAAGGCAAGTGCTAGTAGAGCACCTTCTGCTTATAAAGATTTAAATGGTATCTGTAATGAACTTGCTGGAACTACTGGCAAATCAGCAATTGACGCATTAAGGAGCATAGCCTCTTGACAACTACATTAACAGACTTAATCAATGAGGTCCAGATTAACCTTGCTGGTTATACCTATCAACAAGATAGAGCAACACACCTAAGCAGTGCTGTTACTACCACTACATCATCATCTACATCTCCTACTGTATTATCTTTAGGCTCTACTGAAAACCTTGGTAAAGGTGTAGTTGAGATTGATGAAGAGTTATTGTGGATAGATTCATTTGACCGTGTTGCTAACACAGCAACTGTATCCCCTTATGGTCGTGGCTATCTAGGCACTACTGCTGCTACACACACAGCAGATACTAAGGTTACTATCTCACCAACTTTCCCACGTTATGTGGTTAAGAAGGCTATTAATGATACTATCAATGCTGCTGGTTCTAGCATCTTTGCTGCTAAAGCAACCACCTTTACCTTTAATGCTGCTCAAACAACCTATGATTTTGATGGATTAAATATCCAAAACGTTCTTACAATTATGTGGCAATCAGTTGGTCCATCACTTGAATGGATTCCTGTGCGTCGCTGGTCTTGGGATTCTAAGGCAGATGCTACAGCATTTGGTGCTACTGCTCAAACAGTAACCATTGGAGATTACATTACTCCTGGTAGAACTGTTAAAGTTATTTATGCTACTGACCCAGTTGCATTTACAACTAATGCTCAAGATTTCTCAACACAAACTGGCTTGCCAGAATCTTGTAAAGACTTAATTGTTCTTGGCGCTTCTTATCGTTTGCTTACCTACCTTGACCCTGCACGTGCTGGACAAGTTAGCCCACAAGCAGATGAGACAGATAGCAAGCGTCCTTATGGTTCATCTCAAACTGCAACAAAACAACTATACGCACTATATACACAACGTCTTAATGAGGAAACTCAAAGACAGCAAAACCTGTATCCAATTCGAGTCCACTACAGCCGATAGGTAAATAAATGACAACACGCAAATACTCCTCACGCTCACAACAGACTACATTATCTGGAGCGTTAACTAACTCTGCTACTACAGCAACTGTGGTATCGGGAACATCCTTACTAGGTGGAGTTACAATCTCCGCTGGTGAAATCTTTACGGTGGTGATTGACCCTGATACAGCGCTTGAAGAAATTGTAGATGTATCGGCTGTCTCAACCAACACCCTTACTATTGTTCGTGGTAGAGATGGTTCATCTGGAGTAGCCCACTCTGCTGGCGCTCAAGTACGACATATGGCAATTGGTAGAGATTACCGTGAAGCCAACCTACATATTGAAGCAGCCTCTGGAGTACACGGTCTAACTGGTTCCGTAGTGGGAACTACAGACACACAGACTCTTACCAATAAGACAATTGATACTGCAAGTAATACAATTACTGGAGCAGTCACTCTTACTGGAACTCAAACATTAACTAACAAAACTTTAACTAGCCCAACCATTACTGGTACTGGTGCTATTGCAGGTACCTTTACAGGTAACCTAACAGGTAACGTAAGTGGTAACTTAACTGGCAACGTAACTGGTAACGTAACTGGTTCATCTGGTTCTACTACAGGTAACGCAGCCACTGCCACAGCCCTTGCTACAGGTCGTACAATCAGCCTTACAGGCGACGTAACTGGTACTTCTGCATCATTTGATGGAACTGGTAATGCCAGCATCACAGCAGCCATTGGCACTAATACAATTGTTAATGCTGATATTAACGCATCTGCTGCTATTGAGTGGACAAAGATTGCTCCATCGTCAACAGTATCTGCAACTGAACTTGGATACCTAGATGGTGTTACTTCTGCTATTCAGACTCAATTAGACGCTAAGTTAGCAACTGCTACAGCATCAAGCACATATGCTCCATTGGCTAGTCCAGCATTAACTGGTACACCAACAGCACCTACTGCTACTGCTGGAACTAATACAACTCAGGTTGCAACTACAGCATATGTAGGAACTGCGATATCTAATCTTGTTGCTGGTGCTCCAACTACTCTTGATACTCTTGATGAGATTGCTGCAGCCATTGCTGATACAGGTAACTTCTCGGACACAGTAGTTCTTAAGACAGGTTCTACAATGTCTGGTGTTCTTGCTATGGGTAACAATAAGATTACTGGTCTTGCAACTCCAACTGCTTCTACTGATGCAGCAACTAAGGGTTACATTGATACAGCATCTATTGCACCTAGCAATTTAACTGGTCCTATCACATCTGTTGGTCCTGCAACTTCTGTTGCTGCCCAGACTGGTACTGGCTCTACCTTTGTAATGAATACTAGCCCAACTCTTGTTACTCCTGTTCTTGGTGTGGCTACTGCTACATCTATCAATGGAACTTCAATTCCATCAAGTAAGACTTTAGTTGCTACAGATTCAACTCAGTATGTAGTACCAAGTCAGACTAGCAACGCAGGTAAGTATCTGACTACAGATGGAACTACTTCATCTTGGGGAGCAGTTAATGCTCTACCATCTCAAACAGGTAACTCTGGAAAATATTTAACTACAGATGGTTCTGCCGCATCTTGGGCAGTAATTACAACAGACCCTACCCCAACAGTATTTATGCTGATGGGTGCTTAACCAAACACTAAGGAGAAATAAATGCCAACAACATATAAGGTGCTTGGTCAAAGTAACCCAAGCGCAACAACAGCAACAACTCTATATACAGTACCCTCGGCCACACAGGCTGTAGTATCAAGTATCTCAGTTGCTAACTTAACAGCAACAGCAGCAACATTTCGTATTGCTGTTCAAAAATCGGCAGATGTAGGTTCAATTGTTGATAAACAATATATTGGATATGATATTACAGTAGGTGCTTCTGACTCAACTATCATTACAGTTGGTCTAACTTTAGCAACAGGAGATGTAATTAAAGTATACGCATCAGTTGCAACTCTTTCATTCCAAGCATTTGGAAGCGAGATTTCTTAATGGCAATCAGCAGCGTTAAAACAGGGTATGTTGGCATTAGTATTCTTGTTGGCAATGTTGCTTTTGCACCTGCTGTAAGAGCCTTGTTTGCGGGTGGTAGTGATGGTTCAAGTATAAATGTTATAGATTATATAAATATTTCTTCAACTGGTAATGCTACGGATTTTGGCGATTTAACCGTTGGTAGATTTGATTTAGCATCTTGTTCATCATCTACCAGAGGTATTTTTGCTGGCGGTGCAACTGCTAATGTTGCTACATTATATAACGTAATTGACTACGTAACAATAGCAACTACTGGTAACGCCACGGATTTTGGCGATACTACTGGTAATCGTGGATACCAACCAGGAGGTTGTTCATCCTCTACAAGAGGATTATTTGGTGGTGGGTATAATGGTAGTAGTTTAATTGTTGGAATAGATTATATTACTATTGGTTCAACGGGTAATGCTACTAACTTTGGTGATTTAACTCAAAGTAGAAGAGGTGTTGGAGGATGTGCTTCAACCACTAGAGGTATCTTTGGTGGTGGATATAATGGAGCATACGTCACCACAATAGATTATGTAACTATTGCCAGCACAGGTAATGCAACTAGTTTTGGCACTTTAACAGTTGGTAGATATAATGCACCAGGATGCTCTAACTCAACTAGAGGATTATTTATGGGTGGCGATACTGGTCCAAGCACCACCAACACTATTGATTATATTACTATTGCAAGCACAGGTAACGCTACAGACTTCGGTGATTTAACTGTAGCAAGAGGTGGAGCAGCAGCAGCATCACCATCTAGAGCAGTATCTGCTGGTGGTTATATTGTTAATGTAATTGACTACGTAACAATTAATACTACTGGTAATGCAACTGACTTTGGAGATTTAACTGTTAGTCGTCACCTTCCAGCAGGTTGTTCAGATGGACACGGCGGAATATAAAAAATAAGGGGATAAAATGAATGAACTAGAAAAAACACTAGAAGCACTACCAGAGCAATACTCACCTATGCTGGCAAAGATAGATAAAGTTTTACCTTTGGCTAAGATAGATACTGAGAACTTTAATAAGTCTTCATCGCAGTTTAAGGTAGCAACCTTAGATGTGGTTGACTTAACACCTATTAACTCAGCCAAACATTTACTAGCAGTAATTCAACAAACACGCCAAGCATTAGAGGAAGCCTCTATTAACTTGCGCCGTAAGAAAGTTGAGTTAAAGCGTAAAGAGTTAGACCTAATGTCATCTGAGGGAATAGATATAGATGAATTAGTAATTGATATTGATGAACTTAAAATACAGATTTCCAATATTGAAACATCAGGTAGGGGCGCAGTTAGACGTTTAGCCAATGCCCTTGACCAGTATCAATCTATCCTTATTGCATTAGGTAAAGACCATTTAACAGAATTAGATTATGAGAAAGACCAAGCAAGGTATCATATTATGACTGCCTTCAATCAAGCCCTTACTGCTGCTAGAGCACGAGGTGGGTTGATTGATGAAGGTAATCATATCTACCTATTCCAACTTGGTATCAATGGTGCATTAGCACAAGCAGAAGTTACAGCCTTGCTTGAGGCAGAACAAGAAGCCCTTAACAATGGTATGGCACCTTCTCACGAGGGAATAGTTAAGTGGTTAAATATTGTGGCAGATAAATTTGAAAAAGCACCAGAGTTATATGCTGCTCAAAGAAATATGCAAGTTCTAAATCCATCACTAGTACTGGAGAATAAAAAATGAAAATGATTAAATATGTATTAACCCCAGAGGGAACCATACCTGAGTATGTTACAGATGGTGGCTACCTTGCTTGGGCAAATGGTGGTACTTCACCTCAAGACCTAGACTTAGTAGGCATAGCAAATGATTCAGCAACTGAAACAAGTTTTGCTAATGAGGCTGCACTATTGGCGTACTGCCAAGAAAAAAACTTTGTATTTAAAAATCCAATTACGGAAGAAATTATTCCAGCAGAAACAGTTGTTTCAACTATTTGGTCTAAGTTGGGTTAATTAATGCCAATTATTAGTCTTAAAAATCGTACTAAAAGTAGAAGCCTATTGGTAGGTAATGAAGGTTATTATCCAGTTGGCGATAGAGGTATATTTGCTGGTGGAAGTACTGGTAGTCGTAGTAATGTAATTGACTACGTTACTATTACTACTACAGGAAACGCCACAGATTTTGGTGATTTAACTGCAGCAATGGCTGGTGGTGCTGCTTGTTCTTCTAATACTAGAGGGTTAATACAACTTGGTGATACTGGTGCATATTCAAATGTAATTGACTACATCACTATTGCCTCTACTGGAAATGCTACAGATTTTGGTGATATAACTTTTGCAAGAAGTGGTGGTACTAGTTGTTCATCCCGTACTCGTGGTTTGTTTGCTGGTGGCGATGCAGGTAGCGGTGGACTTAATGTTATAGACTATGTAACTATTGCTACTACAGGAAATGCAATTGACTTTGGTGATAGAACAATTAGTAAATCAGCCCCTGGCGCTTGCTCTTCGCAAACTAGAGGTTTATTTGCTGGTGGTTATACAAATAGCAATGTTATAGATTACGTAACTATAGCATCAATAGGTAATGCAACTGACTTTGGTGATTTAACATCAGCAAAATATGGAATAGAGGGTCTTTCATCTTCCACTAGAGGTGTATTTGCTGGTGGATATGCTGATGGCACTGGTTATATAAATGTTATTGAGTATGTAACTATTAGCACCCTTGGCAATGGTACTAACTTTGGTAACTTAGTTGTTAATAAATATGATTCAGGTCCTTCCTCAAATTCTACTAGAGGTATGTTTGCTGGTGGTGATAAAGGTCCTAGTGGTGGTACCGTTTCAAATGATATTGACTATATAACTATAGCAACTACTGGAAATGCAACAGACTTTGGTGATTTAAGTGTTTCTAGAATGTATTTATCAGGTTGTTCAAATGGACACGGCGGACTACAATAATATTTAAAATAACAACTACTTAAGGAGTACTGTGGCTGGTCGTGATATAACCGAAGGGCGTGGTGATTCGTCTGGTAATGCTAAAGCAATTGCCATTGACATCGGCATTGTTTCTACAAGTACATACTGGCAGAATACATCTGATTCATATGATGTAGCAGTTGGTGGACAACCATTCTTCTATGCCATAAATGATGCACGCCCTTACATCAGACAAACTGCTCCTTACAAGAAAGACCAGTTTGATAATGGTAAAGAGCCAGGTGAGCAATCACTTACTGGTTGGTGGTTACGTTCTCAGTCATCATTCCACTCTGGTTCAGGTATAAAGTTCTATGACCCATCTGCTGGTGAGACTGTTGACTATAGATTTACAGATAGCAAGGGTGTTAATGTTTGGACTAAGGGACAAGTAACCTTACTTAAAGACACCGCTACTACACACTACACATCTGGTCCAATACAGAGTAATGGCAAACCATTTCAGGTTGCTCGTTCTATTGAGTACAATGGAACTGATGGCATCCTTCTATGGGATGAGTATGATGTAGACAAGATTGCAGCAGATG